TGTCGGGAGGGTTCAGGGTTCAGTTTTCTGGCTGACGGCTAACAGCTAATCGCTAACGGCTTTCATCCTCTGAGTCCGTAACTAAACGTGACTTCGCAGGTCTGCCAACAGCCTTGATTGGCGATGTTCTCGGCCGGCGTCTCGTAATTGTCGCTGACCTCCACGCTGGGAATCGGGTACGGTCCGCCGTTGGTGTCCAGCCAGGCCAGCACCTGGTCGATGATCGTGCCCACGATGTTCTGCCACTGCCGATCGTGGGCGTCGGACAGCCCGGTGTTGCCCTGGCCCGGATTCACTAAATCTCTTTCCGGCACGAGCCGCGCCAAATACACGATCGCCACGCCATGCGGAAGGTAGCAGGCGTTCGACTGTAGGTGTTTGCCGTAGGGTGTCGCCGGATCGCCGTACACCAGCCCGTAGTAGCGCAGGTTGGCCAGCTCGTCGGCCGTCCAGGCGTGGCCGTCGCGGGTGTGCGTGAGCCGCTGGCCAAAAACCCTGGTCAGCGCGGCGGCGGCAGTCGCCGCCTCGACCAGCGATTGAAACTGCACCGAGTTCGAGAGTGCGTCGGTGAACTTCTGCAAGTTCGCCGGCCAGCAGTTGTTGGGCGCCTCCAGTGGCATGCTCGCTCCTCACTCCTTGCTCCTCATCCCGCCTCGACGCCACGCCGCTGCAACTTGGCCAGCGATTCGCGCCAGCAAGTCAGCGTCGTGAGCGACTCCAACTCGCCGTCGATCGAGCGCACGTGAAACGCCTGGCCGTCGTGCGCGCTCATGTCGCCGCCGGGCGGTGCGCCGCTGGTATGTTTGGCGACGATCAATTTCTGCTGCACGTGAAACGTGCCGCGCGGACAGTCGATTCGCACCTGGCACACGTCGCGGTTCACGGTCCGCTCGATCGTGCCCACGAACGACGTGCCTTCTTCGGTGCGCAGCGGGCCAACCGCTGCCGGGTAGGTTCTGACGCCCGTCGGCGTCTCGATCGTGACGCCCTCCGCGTCGCCCAGCGCTCCCATCAGCGTCGGCACGCCGCCCTCACGCATCAGCGAATCGAACATCGACATGGTGTCAAAGCCCTTAACCGTTAGCCAATCAGTCCGACGGCCGGCCGCCGTGGCGATCAGGCGGCTTCACCACGACGGCACGCACCGCCAGCAGCGATTCAACAACGACTACGCGGTGATGTTGCTCAACAGATAGCCGCACTCCAGGAACAGCGTTTTGAGACCCCAGTCGCTGCGCCGACGCAGCACGCCGCCGCGGCGCTGGTCCTCGTAGTAGGTCTCGGCGATGACGCCCATCATGTCGCCGTCCGTGGCGCCTTCCTCGTCCCACATGATGGTCCGTCCGACGCAGCGTTCCATCGGATTGCGCGTCTTGGCGACACGGGCCAAGAGCGCGTATTCCTTATCCCAAATGTCGGCCAGCACGGCCGTCAAACCGGGCTCCTTGGTGTTTGTAACCGCATCCGCCACGATCACCTCTTCCAGGTTCAGCGAGATGGCCAACGCTTGTCGACTGATCTCGCCGGGCCGCGCGTCTTGGAAGCCCTGGAACTTCAGCGTGTCGATTACCTGCGCGCAGCGAATCATGTTGCGGAACACTTCGTCGTTCACGACCAGCGCGTTGGGCTTCACGCCGCACGCCAGGCGAATCGAATTGATGCGCGTGTTCACGTCCGTAACGGGCGTGGCCGTGGCGATCACGCTCCACTCGGTCCCCACGGCGGCAGTCTTGCCGGCGAACGTCGTGGTGTTGAACATCAGGGCCGCGACCTCTTTCTCGTAATCCATGAGCAGCGAATTCTCGATGACTTCGCCCTCGAACACCTCGGCGTCGATCAGGTCGTCGTAACGACTGGTCGTGCGATCGTCGAGCGTGGCTTCCAGGCCGTGCTCTTTGGTGTCGTAATTATCGTCCGCGAACTCGCGCGTGCTGCGCTTGTAAGTGCCGTCTGGGTTGCGCTTGGTGTCGAGGTTTTGCAGGTACTGGTCCAGCTTGACGCGCGGGAACTTGCCGGACGACCGGCCGCGCGGCAGGATCGGCAGCACGCGATGCGCGATGAACCCCTGGCGGTTCATGGCCAGGTCGAACTCGTCGAATCGCATGCCCAGGTCTTCGCGGCGTTCGAACACGTTGGTGGTGGGTTGGGTCATGGCAGTATCCTTTCACATTTGAAAAATGAACGGGCGCCGTGCCGTGGCCCGCGAATTGAAGTGGCTAGGGTTCAGGGTTCAGGAATTCGAAATTAGTTGGCCCCGGGAGTGCCTTCGAAATGACCGCCGTCGGCGGTGGTCGCCGTGATGGCCACGCCGTAATCCTGCACGCCGGCCGCGCCCGTCACGACCTTGCCGCCGGCCGCGCTGGTAAAAGCCGCGCCGGCCGCGATCGCACCGCCGGCCACGAAGTCCCGCGTTCCGGCGGCCCGGATGTCGACGATCACGATCGGGTCGAGGTCGGCATAGGAACGCGTCAGGGCGGTGCCGATGCAGGCCTCGTCGCCGGCGATCGAGACCTTGCCGGCCGTGGCGGACCATTTGACGCGCAGACCGGGCGCGATCGCGGCGTCGGCCAGCACCGACAGGTACGGCGTGACGTTTTGTTGAAAAGACATGGCTTAATTCCTTGTAGTTCGAGGGGTGAATGATCTCGCGGCGACGGACAGGTTGCTATCCGCGCGGCGGCGCGCCGAACGCCGCCCGGGACTCAGGATGGCGTTTCTTGACTTCCAAACAAGCCTCACTCCAGCGGCACTTCTTTTCCTTCTGGTAATCCTTCGCCATCTGGAAATAATCGATCTGCTCCGCCTCGGCGGCCGCCGTCGGAGACGCCGCTGGCAGCTTGTTGCCACGCACCTGAGCCGGCTTAGTGGCCGACGACGATTGGCCCACTTTCGCTTCGGCATCGGCGGCCTTCTTGTCGGCCTCTTCCTTGGCGGCTTTGAGCTTCGCATTCTCGGCGGCCAGAAATGCCGAGTAGGCCTTGTGCGCCTCGGCGAGCGTGGCACCATTTTCGAGTTGTTCCATGCGGAAATCGGCGCTCGAATCGGGGAACTCGGCTTTCAGTTGCGCTGCGGTTGCCGGTTCACGCGCCGGCGCATCGGACTTGGTTTCCATTGCGTTTCTCCTGTGTTTGGATGGCGTGCCGGCACCAACCAGCGAAGCCAGTGTTGCGTCTAAAGTTTGAACCCCGTCGATCAACTTCAAGTCGGCGGCGGCGACCGCTCCATGCACGCGACCGTCCGCGAGCTGCTTGACTTGTGCCTTCGACAACTTGCGGCCGTCCGCGATAGCGTCGATGAACATGTCGCCGAAACCGTCGACCGATTTCTGCCACTCGTCGCGCTGCGCTTCGGTAACCTCCGTGCCGGGAACGCCAGCCCCCTTGAATTCTCCAAAGCGAATGACGTGGACCTTCGCGCCTTCCTTCTCGGCGTATTGCGACCAGTCGGTCACCACCATGAACACGCCAATGGACCCGACTTCGGCGGAGCGGTTCGCGTACACCTTGTCGGCCTGCGATGCGATCCAATACGCGGCGCTTGCTCCGAGGTCTTCGATGTAGGCGTACACAGGCTTTTTCTTTTTCGCGGCCGCGACTTCGTCGGCTAGGTCGACCGTGCCGGCAACCATGCCGCCTGGCGAATCGATATGCAGCAGGATCCCGATCACTGAGTCATCATTGGCCGCGGCACGGACAGAACGGCGAGCGGCGACGGTCGATCGACTGGAGGCAAAACTCGATGCCTGTTTCGTCAACGAGCCAGTGAGCTCGATGACGGCCACACCTTCGCGCGTGATATTGAGATCGCTTGACGCCTGGGCCGCGATCGCGGCCTGACGATCGGGCGTTGCGTTTTGCTCCAGGTGCAACTGGATGTTGATTTGCTGCGCCTGCTGCATGAGTGCATTGGCGTGCGATTCGAGAATCGACCAGACGCCAACGTATTGATCGGCGTAAGGCACGGCCAACGAGCCGCGGGGCGTGTTATTGCTGGGAGTTGTCATTGCTCGGTTGTCGGGCCGGCGGTTGTGACTGATCGTTTTGCTCGGCAGCGTCGCGAATGTTCACGTTCACGCGTTCAGGCAGCGGCGGCTGGAAGATGTCGCGCCAACTGACCTTGTCCTCGTCGTCTGGAAACTCTTTGTTGATCTCTTTTGCTTTTCGCTTCGCGGCAATGATCGGATTCGACCAATCGTCGATGATCTCCGGCCAAACCTCTTCCCATTCCATGCCTCGCTCTTGCATCCGTCGTCGTGGGCTGGTCTGCCGGCCGACGTCGCGAATCATGTCGGCGGTGGCATCCTCCACTGGCTGGATGTACGGCCAGCTCGGGGGCTGCCACCAATGCGAAAAGATATTGACCTTCGCACCTGGTTTGAGACTCTTCTCCACACACCTGCGAATGTCGCGTTCGGTCTCCGCTCGCTTCAACAGTTTGAAACGCATGTACGGACAGTGAAACCGCGTAGTCAGTCGGCGTTGGTTGCGCTTGAATCCGCTCAGCGCCATGTTCCACGCGCCGCGCCAACCTGAGAAGTTGGTCTGCCGGCCGTCCATGAACACCGCTATCAGCGGCATGCCTAGATTGACGCCGATGTAGGTCGCGAGCGTTTCCATGTGCCGAAAATGTTCGGCGTTGGGAATGTTCGGCGACTTCAAATCGATCATTTCGCCGGGCAAGCCTGTGAGCACGGAGCCCGGCGATACTTGTCGATATTGATTGTTGGCGGTGTCGACGTCGTCGCGGGCCTTGGCCGCGGTCGCGTCGCTGCCCACCGTCAACTCCGCGGCGAGATACTTTGGGTCGAACTCCTTCGCCCGCGTCCGCACGAACGCAAACAAGCTCACCGCCCGCTTGTGGACCATCTCCAAATATTCGATGTCGTCGAGATAGTCGGCCGGTGTGAACAGTGGCGCGAATGCCGTCACGCCACGTGTCTGACGAAAGCGGCCCATCAAGCGGACGTGAAACACGTTCCGCTCTTCCCGCCGTGTCAGCTCGTCGAAATAATAGGCCGGCGTGGGCGTGAGTTGCGATTTCGTGATCGTCTGCCATGGGCTGATCGGCTGATCGGTAAAATGATAATTGAGCCGCCGCCGCGTGCCCGGCTCCAGCTCGATGCCGTGCACGATGTTTTTGTTTTTGCTCCATGTGGCCGAGCGACAGAATTGCGACTCCAAAAAATCGACCGCGCCATCTTCGGCTGGAAGTCCGAAGCAATCCCCACCCACCATCGTCGTGAGTAGTGCCGTCTCTTCCTGGTCTACGAATACGCTCTCGCCGTCCGGCGAGCACTGGCCCGGTTGAATCGAGACCTCCGCCCACCACTCCTTCAAATCTTTGTCGAGTTGCGGATCGCCGGTCCGTGGATCGTAGTTGAATCCGTCCTGAATTTGATTTTCGACGGCCCGCTTGACCACCGAACCAACAACCATGTGGTTGCGGAAAATCTCCCAAGCGAGTTCCTGCATCCACAGCCAGTCCGACTCGTTGCGATAGTGATAATCGGCGCCGGCCCCTTGCGACGGAACGCCGCGCCGCAGGCGGTTTTGCGTACCGGATCGCGTGGCCATTGCGTAATCGCTGCGCGCTTCGCCGACGTCTGTCATTGCGAGCGGGTCGGCGGTTTTTCTGCGTAGAGCCATGCATCGCGTTATCGCAAACAGTCCGTGGGAACGATCGCGGGCGTTCTGGCCGCGCCACTGCCGGTCAACTGGAACACGGACGCGGCTTTGTCGGCCTCTGCAATGCGATTTTCGATATCACGCATGGTCATCGAGTCGCCCGACTGTTCGATCTCGCTCGGCTGAATCACGTAGAGTTGCCGGAGTGCCTTGATCGCTCGCCGGCATTCGTCCAGCGTCTCGAGCCCGCTGTTCTCTCGGTAAATGCGAATCAGATCGCTATACGAACACTCAGCGGTCGGTTCGGCGGCCATTCACCGAATCTACTGGCCAGAGGCGGCTGGAAAGAAACAAATTCCGATACATTGATTAAAACGACCGGAAAGATGTTCGTGAAACGACTTACGTCAACACGCGACGGGTTGCACGGGCCGCGGAGCGTACTGCCGGCTCTCCATCCAGCCGAACCTGCGGGCCTGCGATTGACGGCGCGCGACGGCCGCGATCGGCCGTCCGTCGCGGTAGCAAACCGGGAAATCCTCACGCCAGCGGTTGAGTTCAGGCGTGCCCAAGTCGTGCTGCTTGAACAGCGGGCGGATATTGCCCTTGTAGAACACGGGCGTGCCCGTGGCATCCATCAGGGCTAGCAGCCCGCGCACGTGCTCCGCAGCGGGTTGAAAATACCGCGGCCCGTGGGAGGCCGCCCCGATCACGATCCAATCGAGCGGATGGTCATCGCCGATGACGGCCGTTAAATCCCACGACACTGGCTCCGCGCTCATCCACACGATACAGCCGGTCCGCCGCTTCACCTCGGCCAGCACGTCCAGACTGCGGCGGAGCATCGCCTCTTGTTGCGGCAGCGAGAGTCGCTTGCCCATGAACCAGTCGGGCGGCGAGCTGACGCCCACCCACAAGTTCGGCGGCAGGTGCTCGCAGTACTTGAGCAGCATCGGGGCCGCTTTGGTCAGCGACTGGTAGCTGTGAGGAGCGTTGCGCATCGCGTCGAGGATCGCGACGACCTGCTCGGCCGGCACGTTGTGCGCGAACATATCGCTCATCGAGTCGCAAAATATCAGCAGCGGCTCCTGGCCCTTGACCAGGTCGCGGAGCATCCTCGGTCGCCAGTAGTGATGCTCGAAGCCGTGCGGGTAGGCGGCCTTGGCGACGCCGCTCTCGGCCAGCGTTTTGGCGTAGCACTCGGCCGTGGTCCCGTCCGGCATGACCCACTTGCAATCGTGCAGGCAACCGCCCGTAGCGTTGCGCGTCTCGTCGCACCATTCGATTCCCCGGCCGGCCTTGCCGGGTTTATGTTGAGCTGTCACGTTCTCAGTCTCCGTGTACTTTGCGGTTAAACTTTCGGGGCTTTACGTCGTCGCGTTTCCCAAGCCTTCTTTGCAGCCGATGATCCGTCGCTGCACGCGCTTTCGCGTGTCTCGCAGGCGGCTGACTCCGTGGGCAGTTTGCCCGTGGCGATGTAGCCGGCGAGTTGCTGCAAGGCGAGTCGGAAGCTGGCCGTGGGGAACAGTGAATTCATCACGCCCAGGCCGTCGGGGACGGCGACCAGTTTGTTGCCCGTCTCACGTTGCCACACCTCGCGCGCGAGGTCCACCATACTGCGGCGCAGGCGTTTGGGGCAGCCGTTGAATTCGAGGGCTAGCGCCCGCGTGGCCAAACGTCCCGACAACTTCCCGGTGTTATTGGTCGTGAAGATGACGATCGTTTTCGGCGGCAGCTTTTCCAGTCCGTCCAGCCAAATCGCTTCCGCCTGCGCCGTCATGTTGTCCGCCTCGTTGACGATGGCGACCTTCCAGCCGCTGCCCATGAGTGGCCGCAGTCGCAGCGTGTCGAGCAATTGCCGGACGCTAGTCCCGTCTTGCTGGCCGGACGGGATTTCGATGACGCCGCTCATTTCCGGTTCCGCCGGATCGCAGCCCAGCGCCATGGCCAGCGCCCAGGCGGCGGCAGTCTTGCCGACGCCCGATGGGCCGTGGAACAGGAACGCGGCTGGAGTCGAGTCGTTGCGGGCCGCACTGGCGAATCGGTTGAGAACTCGCACAGCTTCCGCCTGACCGCGAATCTCGCCCAGATTGCGCGGCCGATATTTGCGTGGTAAGTTCAACGTGAAGCCGCTGTTGCTGGTCGTTTGGTGGTTAGCTAAACTAATCATTGTTCAAGGTCTCCGAACTGGATTTTGGGCCACGGCCGGGGGCGTTGACGCGCCGCCCGGCCACTTTTACTCATCGTCTTCATCCAAGCCGCGTTCGGTTCTTCGCTCTACGCGATCATCGTAAGTGTCGAGAACCTCGCTCATCCGAAACAACAGTGCATCGAGCGCGCTGCCGATAGGAGGCTCATCATAAAAAATGAGGTTCTGCGCGATCTGGCCGTTCGCGAGCACCCACTGCACGCCTCCGATGCCAGCCTCTTCTTCGTCCAGAATTTCGGCGATGAACCGCGGAGTGCCGGTGTGAACGACGTACCACCTACCCGGCTCTTCCAATCCCTCGCCCACGATCCAAATATCATGCGGCTCCACCGTGAACTCCTCCTTTTAGCGGACCAAGGTTCGGCCGTCGTCTGCCCGGTCCGGACTATTCGCGTCGGGCACGTGCTCGACGAGGTTGGGATACAAGTTGCGCCCCTTGACTCGCTTCAGTGTGCCATCTTCAAGCCTGATAGAGAAGGTGTGCTGCCCACAGTCCGCTCCGTAACTGTGCCGCGCGACGACACCAGCCAGGCGGGTCATGCCAGTAAACTTGGCTCCCCGACATCGTCCGCGGTAAAAGCTGCCGCCGGTAAACTGCGCGGCATCCCACACTACTCGATCGCCGGTCCGAATTGCCGTGTCATAAACCATTCTTATCTCCTGTTGATTACCCTGGCCAGGGTTGACGCCGTGGCCGTATGATTGTATTTTACAGTATCGAGACGCACGCCGCAATGGGCCGCCTGTTGATTTTATTTAAGTCTTTCAAGAGCAAATAGCATGCCTCAAAAGCAACGAAAATCCCGCAAGAAACAACCTGTCAAAACAGCACGCACCGCCAAAAAGGCAGCCTGGGGCGGCAGGCGGCCGGGGGCCGGGCGGCCGGCGGCCAATCCGGAAGGGCAAACGGAATTCATCGGGGCCACGATTCCGGCGACACTGGTCGCCGAGCTGGACGCGCTGGCGGCGGAACGCGAATGGAACCGCAGCCAGGCCGTGACCGAAGCCGTGCGGCGGCTGATTAAGGCTTGGCGGCGCTCGCGCTAGGCTCCAGCCGCACGCCGATGTAGCGAGTTAGCGAGGCGGTCGCCGCCTCGCGGCATTCGACAACCTTGCCGTAGATTAGAGCGCGCGATAAATGCGTGGCGGCGATGAGTTCCAACGTGCTGCGAAACAACACGTGTCGTGTACCGGGTGGTATCGCGCGGGCCACTTGCTCAGCACCAACTATCGCGTAATCTGCCCAGGGTATGTTTGTCGGCGACGCGTTTGCATGCGCGATGTTGCGCCGGCCAACGGTCAGAAACACCGTGGTCGGGATGCCAATGTTAGGCAGCATCGCAGCCCAATGTTTCCAGGGCGAGCCGTAAGTATCGATGTCGATCACGTTCTCCGCCCAGCCTGGTTGTGCGAGTACTCGCGCACTATCGACCTTGAGCCGACCAGCCTTGGGCTTCACATCGATCGCCCAATAACTCGCAATCACGAACTCGCGGCGGAGTTGAAACCACAAACGACCGCTGCCAGAGCAGCAATCCATGACGCGCGCTGATCCGTCAGCGTGATACTTCCGCATAAAGTACCTACGCAGATCCAACTTCGGCAGCAGATGGCCGTTGTCCGTTTTCTTAACCATCGTTGAGCGTCGATTCTATGATGATCTCGGGCACACGACCGAGCCCGTCGATCGTTTCCGCAATCCGCCCAAAGCGCGGCGTTGCGATCCCGATGAGAACCCAGGTCATGGCCGGCGGCGGCTTGACGTCGATCTTGATGAGTTGCGTCGGATCGTTGGCCGCGAAGTCGTCCAACAGGTCGGCCAACAGCACGTCATCGATCAGCGCCGCGCCCGCCAGCAGCGTCTCGATGTCGCGAATGTAGGCCACCACGTCGCCGGTAAACTCGCCCTGAATCTTCGGGTTGTTGGCCGTGACGTTGGCGGCGTGCTGTTTTTCTTGCGGCCAGTCCACGACGCGGACCGTGAAGCAATGGTCGTCGTCGATGCGGATCATGCCCAGTTCGCGATCCGCGTCGATGATCTCGATCGGTTGTGGCCCCCACTTCCCGTGAACTTGTTCCAAGCGCTGGTGCCCACAAACAAGTTGCCCGGTCCGCTTGTTCCACACGATGCCGGAGAGGTCGCCGAACGCTTCGATGGACGCCGCCAGGCCGGCCGCCGATACGTCGGACATGAACCGCGGGTTGCGTGCGTCAGCGGCCAGGTCGGACGTCGAAACGGGGGCGGTCCGCGCCGAAGCGGATGATTTCTTGCGTGTTGACATTACTGATCTTCGGTAAGTTGTGTTCCAGTCTCCGCTTCAATTGAATCGGCAAGGCGATCGAGTAGCCAACGCATGCCGTCGTTGATGCCCTCTACAGTTGTGCCATCCGGATGCGAGCTGCGACCGCCGGCAAAGCGGTCTCCTCTGTCTGATAGACTGCACCACAACATTTTAGCGGCGAGTGCTTGCCGCGGCGTGCACTTAAAAGCGACGTTGGGCGTCGTGTAGCCCGCGGCGATAATACCGATTGGCACTTCGAGGATCACGCTGCCGGCGGCAGCTTCGGTTTCGGCGGGCGGCTCTGCCGCCAGGGAGGTCGCACCTCCCGCGTTGTCGTCGGCTTTGCCATACTGATTCGCCTTGGCTTTGCGGCCGCCGCTCTTCGGCTTACCGTCGACCGTGGCGGCCATGTTCGTCGGATCGAATGTCATCGCGGTACTTCTCCCATTTGCATGTACGGCCGGCCGTCCGGCATGGTGATTGATTGAGTTGCTTGTGGCTCAGGTGGCGTCGGCACGTGCCTGGCCCGCGTGGCGATGCGAACGCCAAGCAGATTGCCGCCGACGCACGCATAGCAGTCGGCGTCGAATTTGTGGTTGGGAACGCTGTTCTCATGGACCCACACGTCCACGATGCCGCGGTGCGGAACCTTGCGCCGCTTGCGGGTTTCGGAAAGCTCTTGCTTCACGAACTCGCGAATGACTTTTTTCTCGGCGGCAGTCACCGCGTTGAAGTGCGTCAGCGCGCCGTTCTGATTGACCGGCGTAGCATAGGCATCGTGAACGAACGACTTCCATTCATCCGTGTTCTCGATCACGAACGGCAGCTTGTGCTTGTCGGATAAGCGAATGTAGCAATTCTCGCCCTTGAACAAGCACGGCCCTTTCGCGGCGTCGACCTTGTGCGGCTCGTTGTACGCGCCGCGGCCGGGCGGCTCGGATTGACCGCGGCCCAGCACTATCATCCAACCGTTGATGTCACGCTCTTTCAAATCGATCAGCCACGACCAGATCACTTCCTCCATCCAGCCGCCGTCGATCAGTGACAAATGCACGGGGTGGACATTGCCTTGTCGATCCTGAAAAACGGATTTCTCGGTCCGCAACTTCGTGAGCGCGTCGATGATCCCTTCCCGCACGCCCAAAGTTTCCCATTCGACGTCGACCTCGCCGATGTCGATCGCACGGCCGAACCACGTCTTGCCGTCATCCTCCGTGGACCATGCGCGCGTGACGTAGTCCAGTTTGGTTTTGCTCACGTCCACGCCCCGCGTGATCCAACGCGTATGACTTGGAACAACGCCCACGCCCCAGCCGCTGAATCGGTTAAAAACTTCGCCCAGCGTCAGCGGCACGAGATCGAATTCTTTGGGTTCCGCCGGCAGCGCCCATGCGAATTGCCGGCGCTTCAGATCCATCTCGTCGGGGTGCTTGCTATACAACGCCGACCACTCCGCCTTGGCGATGGTCGCGGCCCGCCAGAAGCGATTCAGAAACGCGTTCCAGCGGATGCTCAACTTGTCGGTGGGCGGCAGCGGGCCCTCGACGCGGACCCGGCCGTCGTCGCCGAGCACGGGCACTTGGCCGCGGTGAACGGGGACCAGTCGCTCGACGGCCAGCATCGAATCGCGATCGCTTTCCTCCCACACGGCGCCACACTTCGGGCAGGCGAACGAACACGCTTCCGCCGCCTGCAAGATGTTTCCGCTGTCCTCGACGCCGTGGAGATCGTCGCGGCCTGGCAGCACGGGTTGTCTGCACTCGACGCATTGCGTGTACAACTCCGTGCCCGTGCCCGCATTGAACTCCGACCAGATACGACCATCCTCGGTCGTGACCGTGCATTCTTCATAACTGAACATCCGATCGTCGAACGCCTCGGTGCGGGCTTCCATCTGTTCCACGGCCGTCGTCTCACGCGAGGCCTCGGTCGATTGGTCGTAGCGGTCCACCTCGGTCTTGATGACGACGGGTGCCGTGGCCCCGGAGCGACGCGAATCCTTGCCGCTGCCGCCCATGAACTTCAGCGAGCAGCCGTTGCGAAACTTGATCAGCGTGGCGAAGCCGCCGCGGCTGCCGCGGCCCGTTACCGGCAGCAGCCACCGCAGCTCGGGGCTGGCCTGGAACACGGGCTGTATCTCTTCGATCCATTTCGTTTCGGCCATGTCCATTTCGGGGAGACCGAAGATCACGTTTTCACGCCGCTCTTTCAGGTGCCAAGCCAGCGGAATCACGTCCAGCGTAAACGTCTTGCCGCTCTGCACGCAGCCGGTGCCGCGATACTTGCGAAAGCCGAGCGTGTCCATCAGGTGCAATACCCACCACGCGTAAGGTTGAAAGTGGGGCCGCCAGTGCTCGCCCGCGTGCGGTCCCTCGGGCAACACGATCACTTGCTTGGCGAATTCAACGCGCGAGCGCAGCCGACGGCCGCGGGCGATGCGCGCGAATCGCCGGTTCTCACGATGGTAAATCGGCTTCCAGCGGTCCGCCAGCGGCGGGTTCGCTAACGTCGATGTCAATTGCTTCGTCATTGAAGTGAGAGTCGCCGAGCCGTTCGCAGTCGGTAATCAAGTCGTCGAACGCTTGCTCGACAAACTCCTGGTCAACGCCTTCAAACCGTTTCGTCAACTTCAAACGGATGCCTCGCAGCAGTCCGGCCATGCCCCTGTGATACTGCCGCAGCGGCTCGATCGGTCCATAGCTCTCATCGAGTTGGGCGACTTCCAAACGCTTACGCTCAATGTCGACGGCTTTCTCTTCGATGCGCTTCCGCACGTATTCGTCTTTGAGTTCTTTCGAGGCCAGGTGCAGGATCGCGTCGTCGCCGCCGCCGCCGCCTGAGAGCATGCCGGCGTTCGCGGCCAGGAAGTCGTGAAACCAGCGCAGCACGCGGCCGACGTCGACCGTCTTTTCTTCCGGCCGATACGGGAAGCCGTAGCGATCGGCCGCTTCGATAAGTTGCTTCGACTGGCGACCGCTGAGGCCGGCGTAATCGCCCTTGGGCATCGCCGACAGATATTGCGTGCCGTAACGATCGCGTTGTTCGCGCTCGAATTTTTTGAGCGCCGCAACTTCGCGTTGTGTGAGTTCCTGCTGCGCCTCGAGCTTACGCCGAGCGGCCGCAACGAGACTTGCCTGCTGCCGCCGCTCGATCTGTTCGCTGAGCGCAGCCACGGCACCTGCGGGCTTTGCCTTCGCCATGATGTCAACGGTCAACTCCCTACCGGCGCCGGTCCGCTGCTGGCGGTGTGCGCCAATTACTTACTACGTTTTCTTCATCTCGTGTGGGAAAAACTCGCCAGATAGCTCCCGGCGGAGCCCCCGTGGGGCACCCCTGGGAAGGACCCACAAAATCCCCTGCGAAACATGGTGGTTTTTGATCTGCTTTCAAGGCCGAATATCGCATGCTCGAATCCTAAGTCGTTACTCTCACTAACTGGCGTCAGCCACAATATCAAGCGCCAACTTCAAGACCTGACCAACGAACGGAACGACGTCGATCGTGATGGTCGTCGTGTCGAGGTCTTCGGCCTGAGTCGCATCGATAACGATCGACACGTACTTACCGTACAGCCCGATGTTGACAGTGAATTCACCGCTGCTGCTCAGGCCATTCAACACATTCTGAATGTTGCTGGTCAACTGTTTGGTGCAGTCGACCCACACTTGGCTGATCTCGCCTGGCACAATACGCAAC